AGTACTACCTAGCGAATAAAGAAAAAGTACAAGCCCTAAGTAAGGCGAATAGGGCAGTAGGGAAAGCAAGGTGGAACTTGTTCAAGTCATCCCTTAAGTGCACCCAATGCGGGTTCAACCACCCAGCAGCATTAGACTTCCACCACACCAACCCAAGTGAAAAAGAAAACCTAGTTAGTAAACTAGTCAGTAATGGGTGTTATGCAGCAGCAATGGAAGAAGTCCAGAAGTGTATAGTTTTATGCGCTAACTGTCATAGAGTTCACCACCACGAAGAAAGTCTGCTACAATCACCATAATCTTTGCCACAAACCGCAAGAACATACATGCCAATAGTAGTAGAACCAGAATCAGGAATACCGTTCCCTTTCGACACCACGCCGGAGGAGATAGATCAATTCCGAGACCGAGCTAAGGCTGCGGTAGAAACTATTAAAGAAATCATTGCCTTGGGTGGAGAAGTAGAAGTCACCGAAGAAGACCGTACAACTGCACGTGCTGCAGTATCCGAGAGTACCCCCCTAAAAATTTCTGAGAAGAACGCAGGAACATTGGTGCATCTAGAGGCCATACTGGGTGAGTACGATAAAGAACTATTGAACGCCGCAACCCGCATGCGGACGTATGTAACAAACAAACTCTTATTAGAGACCATTGATGAAGATGCCAAGGTCCGCTTGAAAGCGCTAGAACTGTTAGGCAAAACTTCAGCAGTGGGACTCTTCTCTGACCGCCTTGAGGTGAACGTAACCCACAGAACTGTGGAGCAGGTAGACCAAGAACTCGAGAGCATGTTGGAGAAATACCTAGGTCCTGTTGACGAAGTGGCGGATGTAGAACTCGATAAGTTCGTAGAAGAAAAGCAAAAGAGCTTACTAGCAATGAGTGATACCGAGCTAGGCTTTAGCGAAGAAGCTCCTAAGAAACCAGAACGCATCGAAGAAGCTAACACTGCCGCAGACTTTAAGAAGGCATTGGAAGAATAATGGCATTAAGTCCAGCACGCCTAGAACAGCTAAAGAAGAACAAGGACAAACTGCCTCCTGAGATCCGTGCCAAGATGGGGTCTCTGTTAGAAGAGCGTAGTAACCTTGAGTCCACAGCTGAAGCTGAACATAACTTCATGTCTTTCGTAAACTATGTATGGCCTAACTTTATTCATGGACGTCATCATGTGAAGATGGCTAGGGCATTTGAAAGGGTAGCTAATGGGGAATGTAAAAGACTTATTATCAATATGCCTCCTCGTCATACAAAGTCTGAGTTTGCATCTTACCTACTCCCTGCTTGGTTTTTGGGTAAATATCCAGAGAAGAAAGTTATCCAAACCTCTCATACCGCCGAACTTGCCGTGGGATTTGGACGAAAAGTACGTAACTTGGTGGATTCTGACGTGTACAAAGACGTCTTTCCGGCTGTCGCACTCCAGTCGGACTCCAAAGCTGCTGGTCGATGGGCCACTAATAAGGGGGGAGACTACTTTGCGATTGGTATTGGTGGAGCTGTTACGGGTAAAGGTGCGGATATTCTCATTATTGACGACCCGCACTCAGAACAAGAAGCCGCACTAAGCGAAACGAACCCTGAAATCTACGATAAGACCTACGAATGGTACACATCTGGTCCTCGTCAGCGTCTACAACCGGGTGGAGCTATCGTAATTGTGATGACACGGTGGTCTAAACGTGATTTAACAGGCCAAGTTATCAAAGCTGCTGCACAAAGAGACGGTGAAGACTGGGAAGTGATTGAATTTCCGGCTATTTTGCCTAATGGGAAACCACTTTGGCCTGAATTCTGGCCTTTACCACAGCTAGAAGCGCTAAAAAACGAACTTCCTAACGGAAAATGGATGGCGCAGTACATGCAGGAGCCAACATCGGACGTAAATGCGATTATTAAGCGTGAATGGTGGAAGATTTGGGAGAAAGATGACCCTCCACACTGCGAATTTCTTATCCAAAGCTGGGATACAGCGTTCCTTAAGACCCAACGAAGTGACTACTCTGCGTGTACTACTTGGGGAGTTTTCTATAAAACAGATGACACGGGGATGCAGCAAGCGAATATAATCTTGCTAAATGCGTTCAAACGGCGTATGGAGTTTCCTGAACTCAAACAAAGAGCTTTAGAAGAGTGGAAAGACTGGGAACCCGATGCGTTAATTGTTGAGGCTAAAGCGTCAGGTCAGCCGTTGATATTTGAGTTGCGTGCGATGGGTATTCCGGTTCAGGAGTTTGTACCATCTAAAGGCAATGATAAAATCGCGAGGCTTAATGCGGTGGCAGATATGTTTGCGTCTGGGATGGTTTGGGTTCCAAATACCTACTGGGCAGAAGAATTAATGGAAGAAGTAGCTAGCTTCCCTTCTGGCGAACATGATGACTTAGTGGACTCAACAACACAAGCGCTAATGCGTTACCGGAAAGGTGGCTTTATTCGCCTACCAACAGATGAAGATGATGATGTACGAGAGTTTAGGTCTAGCCGCAACAGGGGCTACTACAATGTTTAAGGATTAATATGTCAATTGAGAAAAGTTTATACGAAGCCCCAGTCGGATTGGAAGCATTAGATGCTGAAGAACCTGCAATGGAAATTGAAATTGTGGACCCAGAGTCAGTGACTATTGGCATTGATGGACTTGAGATTGAGATCGAACCTACAGAACCTTCAGACGAAGATTTTGACGCAAACCTTGCGGAGTACATGAATGAAAAAGATTTGGTTGAGCTTGTTGGTGATCTTACTAGTGACTTTGACGACGACGTTGACTCACGCAAAGACTGGATGCAAACGTACGTTGACGGGTTGGAACTGCTTGGTATGAAGTTGGAAGACCGCACTGAGCCTTGGCCTGGTGCGTGTGGTGTGTACCACCCGTTGTTAAGTGAGGCCCTCGTTAAGTTTCAAGCCGAGACAATCATGGAGACTTTCCCAGCAGCTGGTCCAGTAAAGACTGAGATCATCGGTAAAGAAACTCCAGAGAAGAAAGACGCTTCAGTTCGTGTCCAAGCTGACATGAATTATCAATTAACAGACGTAATGGTTGAGTACCGTCCTGAGCATGAGCGCATGATTTGGGGCTTGGGCTTAGCTGGTAATGCGTTTAAGAAAGTTTATTACGATCCGAATTTGGGTCGTCAAGTCTCTATGTTTATCCCTGCTGAAGACATCGTAGTTCCATACGGTGCAAGCAATATCGAGACTAGCCCACGTGTAACCCATGTAATGCGTAAGACAGAGAATGATATTCGTCGCTTACAAGTTGCTGGCTTTTACCGTGATATTGAGTTGGGTGAGCCAGACAATACTCTTGACGAAGTAGAGAAGAAGATTGCAGAGAAGATGGGCTTTAGAGCTACCTCTGATGATCGCTACAAGTTATTAGAGATGCACGTTGATCTAGACCTGCCCGGATATGAGGACTTAGATGATGATGGTGAACCTACAGGTATTGCTCTCCCTTACGTTGTTACGCTTGAAAAAGGCAGTTCAGAGATTCTTGCGATTCGTAGAAATTGGAATCCAGAAGATAAGACAAAACAGAAGCGTAATCACTTCGTACATTACGGGTACGTACCTGGGTTTGGTTTCTATTGTTTTGGTCTTATTCATCTTGTTGGCGCTTTTGCTAAATCAGGTACTGCCCTTATACGTCAGTTGGTCGACGCAGGAACATTGGCGAACTTGCCAGGCGGCTTTAAGACCCGTGGATTGCGTGTAAAAGGTGATGACACCCCGATTGCTCCGGGTGAGTTCCGTGACGTAGATGTACCGTCTGGTGTGATGAAAGACAACATCATGCCTTTGCCATACAAAGAGCCTTCACAAGTTCTGTATAGCTTGCTTGGAACCATCGTAGAAGAGGGCCGTCGCTTTGCTTCAGCTGCTGATATGAAGGTAGCCGACATGAGTGGTCAAGCTCCTGTAGGTACTACTCTGGCGATTTTAGAGCGCACACTGAAAGTGATGTCAGCTGTTCAGGCACGTATTCACTACTCAATGAAGCAGGAATTAAAACTCCTCAAGACAATCATTGCTGACTACACCCCAGAGGAATACAACTATGAGCCGACGGAAGGTAGCCGCAAAGCGAAGAAGTCTGACTACGACCTTGTCACGGTCATTCCGGTATCCGATCCTAATGCAGCTACGATGGCGCAGAAGATCGTTCAATACCAAGCAGTTCTCCAGTTGGCTCAACAGGCTCCTCAGATCTACAACATGCCACAGCTCCACCGCCAGATGCTTGACGTCTTGGGAATCAAGAACGCGCAGAAACTAATTCCGTTACAGGAAGACATTAAGCCGAAAGACCCAATCACTGAGAACATGGACGCATTCGTAGGTAAGCCACTCAAGGCATTTATCTACCAAGACCAAGAAGCTCATATTGCAAGTCACATGAACTTCCTACAAGACCCACAAACTGCAGCAATGATGGGCCAAAACCCACAAGCTCAACAGATTATGGCTGGTCTACAGGCACACATCGCAGAACACTTTGGCTTTAAATATCGTCAACAAATCGAGCAGCAGCTCGGCGCACCACTTCCATACCTCAAGGAAGAAGACGACACATTGCCAGAAGAGTACGAAGTGCAGTTGTCCCGCTTAGTGGCTCAAGCATCTACTCAGCTCTTACAGCAGAACCAACAGCAAGCTGCACAACAGCAAGCTCAGGAACAAGCGCAAGATCCGATCATCCAGATGCAGCAGCAAGAATTGGCTATCAAAGGTCAAGACTTACAGCGTAAGGTTGAGAAAGATAAGCAAGATGCTGAGTTCCGTAACCGTCAGTTGGCTATCGAAGAGCAACGCACTATGGGTCAGTTACAGATTGAGGGTACTAAACTTGGTGTGAAGATAGAGCACGATAAAGCCCAATTAGCTACCAACAAAGAAATCGAAGGTACTCGTATGGGTATTCAGATGACTAAAGATGCTGCCCAGCTAGATGCTAAGAAAGAACTCGAAGGTACTCGTATGGGTATCGAGATGATGGATAAAGTAGCTAAAAACAAGATACAGCTTACAAAAGGGAACAATAAATGACTGGATTAGAAGTTCTTCTAAAACAGATTGACGAAAAAGTCCTACAACTTGAACAGTCCGTCACCAACGGAAACATAGACAAGATTGAGGATTACAAAAAACTGTGCGGTGAGATTCGGGGTCTGCTGACCGTGCGGGGATACATATTAGACCTCAAAGACAGAATGGAGAACTCGGATGAGTAACAAACTCGACTTAACCCAAGCAGTAGATTTAACTGCATTGTTGGAAAAGTCAGACGAAGACAAAGCAAGACAACTTCCAGACCCTACCGGCTACCGCATTTTATGTGCATTACCGGAAGTGGAGCAAGAGTACGAAAGTGGTATTTTAAAAGCGGATACAACCATTAACTTCGAAGAAAAGCTGGCAACAGTCTTATTTGTAGTTACATTAGGTCCAGATTGTTACCTAGACAAAACTCGTTTCCCAACGGGTCCTTGGTGCAAAAAGGGTGATTTTGTGATCGTCAGACCAAACTCTGGCACACGCCTATTGATTCATGGTCGTGAATTCCGTCTTATCAACGATGACTCTGTGGAATCTGTAGTTCAAGACCCACGTGGCATTAAACGAGCTTAAGGAGCCGACAAATGGCAGAATTTGAAAAAGTAGAATTTGAGTTTCCTGATGAAGTAGAAGCAAAAGAAGAAAAAGTAGCAGCTCAGGAAAACGAAAAAGAGGATGACATCAGCATTGAAATTGAGGATGACACTCCACCCCAAGACCGTGACCGTGCACCGTTACCTAAAGAAATCGTTGAAGAGTTAGATAAAGACTCCCTAGACGAGTACTCTGACAAAGTAAAGATCCGTCTAAAGCAGATGAAAAAGGTATGGCACGATGAACGCCGTGCTAAAGAAGCATCCGCCCGTGAGACGCAGGAAGCCCTAAATGCAGCCCAAAAACTCCTCCAAGAAAACAAAGCCCTCAAAGCTAAGCTTTCTAAAGGTGAAGGTACATTATTAGAGTCTTTCAAAGGTGCTGCTGAATCTGAGCTTGAAATGGCTAAGCGGGAATACCGTGAAGCGTATGAGGCTGGTGACGCTGATAAGCTGATCGAAGCCCAAGAAAAGATGACTTCTGCAAAGATGAAAGTAGAGCGTGTAGCTGATGCCGAAAGATTTAGGCAACAAAATGCTTTACAAGATCAAGAAGATGTTGTACAAATGCCACATAGACAGGCACAAACCCCTGTCCGTGATACAAAGGCAGCCTCGTGGCAAGAAAAAAACACGTGGTTTGGTCAAGACGAAGAAATGACAAGTCTAGCTCTAGGGCTACATGAAAGACTAGTTAAAGAAAACGGCATGGCCTACGCAACGACTGATGAATACTACAAGCGTATTGACCAGACGATGCGAAAACGTTTCCCAGAGAATTTCGAGGAAGCATCAACGCAGGATGACGATAAGCCAGCCTCGCGCAAACCAAGTACGGTAGTAGCTCCGGCAACCCGCAGCACATCTTCTAAGAAGATTAGGCTAAATAATTCTCAGCTTTCGATAGCTAAGAAATTAGGATTGACCCCAGAGCAATACGCCCGTGAACTTATCAAAATGGAGGCTTAAATGTCCAACAACAAACTTACAAGAGAATTAGAAACCCGTGCAGTCTCAGAGCGTCCTAAACAGTGGATGCCCGCAGAATTGCTCCCAGAGCCAGATATTCAGGCTGGGTTTAAGTATCGCTGGATTCGTGTTGCTACATTGAATCAGGCTGACCCCCGCAATCTTTCATCTAAATTGAGAGAAGGTTGGGAACCAGTCCGAATCGAAGAGCAGCCCAAATTCAAACTGTTAGCTGATCCTAATAGTCGTTTTAAAGACAATATTGAGATTGGCGGGTTGTTGTTGTGCAAGACACCTGAAGAATTTGTTGACCAACGTAATAACCATTACCAACAGTTAACCGAGTCTCAGACTAATGCTGTAGACAATAGCTTGATGCGAGAGAATGATCCGCGTATGCCTCTGTTCAATGAACGGAAGTCATCAACGACATTCGGCAAAGGTAAGTAATTTTTTAATTTAATATAGGAGTTTTATAATGGCGTATCCTACCGTAGCAGGCCCTTATGGGTTTCAGCCGCTCAATTTGATCGGTGGTCAGGTATTTGCTGGTGCAACTCGTCAAATTCCCATCGCTTCTGGCTCTGGCACATCGATTTTTTACGGTGATGTCGTTCGTTTGAATACAGGCGGAACATTGAGCCGAGTTTCAACAACAGATTCTGCAACAGACGCAGTTGGTATTTTCTTGGGCTGTGCTTTCACAAACCCAACTACCAAGCAATTCTTACAACAGCAGTACTTCCCAGCTTCTACAACAGCTAGCGATATCGTTGCTTATGTATGTGATGATCCTGATGCTTTGTTTAAAGTAGCAGTGTTGTCCGACTCAACAACCATTGGTGGTGTAACTCAGACTGATATTGGCAACAACGTTGCTATTTTGGCTACTGCAGGTTCCACAACTACTGGTGACTCAAAAGAAGGTGTTTCAGCTACTACTGGCTCCGCAACTACACTGCCTTTCCGTGTAATCGCTGGCGTTCCAGAAACAGTTAACGCATCTGGTTCATTCACTGAAGTGATCGTAAAGTTCAACTTTGGTGTTCACACTTACTACAGCGCATCTGCTGTAGCAACAGCAGCTTAAGGAGCATATAAATGGCTATTTCACGCGCACAACTACTTAAAGAGTTGCTCCCAGGACTGAACGCATTGTTTGGACTTGAGTACGCAAAGTATGGCGAAGAGCACAAAGAGATTTTCGAAACTGAAACTTCTGAGCGTTCTTTTGAAGAAGAAACAAAGCTGTCAGGTTTCTCTGCTGCTCCTGTTAAATCCGAAGGCTCTGCCATCGCTTATGACAATGCACAAGAAGCATGGACTGCTCGCTACAACCACGAAACAATCGCTTTAGGCTTCAGCTTGACTGAAGAAGCTATCGAAGACAACTTGTATGACAGTCTTTCTGGTCGCTACACTAAAGCTTTGGCTCGTGCTATGGCTTACACCAAACAGGTTAAAGCTGCTAACATTTTGAACAACGCCTTCACTGCTGGTTACACATACGGCGACGGTCAGACATTATGTTCTACAGCACACCCATTGGTTTCTGGCGGTACTAACAGCAATACACCTTCTGTACAAGCTGACTTGAACGAAACTTCATTGGAAAATGCAGTTATTCAAATCGCTGCTTGGACTGACGAACGTGGTTTGTTGATCGCTGCTAAGCCTAAGAAATTGGTTGTTCCACCTGCACTCCAGTTCGTTGCTACTCGTTTGCTCGAGACAGAATTGCGTGTTGGTACAACTGATAACGACATCAACGCACTCAAGAACAATGGTTCTATTCCTGATGGCTACACAGTTAATCACTTCCTAACCGATACAAACGGTTGGTTCTTGACAACTGACGTACCTAATGGCTTGAAGCATTTCGTTCGTAGCCCGTTGACACAGAACATGGATGGTGACTTCGATACTGGTAACGTACGTTACAAGGCTCGTGAGCGTTATTCATTCGGTGCTTCTGATCCCCTCGGTATTTTTGGCTCACAAGGCGCTTAATACTGATTAAAGTTATGGGTTAAACCCCTACACTTTAGAGCCACCTTCGGGTGGCTTTTTCTTTTCTTATTTAGTTACTTTTCCCAGTATTTGTAGTAATATCGAGGAAACCGGGATTAACCGGCTTATTAGACTGCCCCGGCAGATACCATACTAACTAATAAGCCTTATCGTATGGAGATTATTATGGGATTCGCTACTCATTTAGGCCCTTGGCTATTAGGTACTGTTAAAAACACTACTGGCACTACTGCTGGTTCAGTTGCTAACACAGGTACAACCGTTGTTTCACAGACTTTCAAGAAGAACTACGCTTCTACAACTACTGCTGGTACAACTACAACTATCGCTTGCTTGCCAGCTGGCGCACAGATTTTAGACATTTATGTTGACACTTTGGTTGCCTTCACAGGTTCCACAGCTGCTAACTTGACAATCGGTAAATCTGGTACAGCTAACGCATATTGGACTACTACTGACATTACTGCCGCTGGTCGTCAAGCTACAACTAATGCAGTGTTATCTGCATGGGCTGGTGCTGCTACTACTGCCGCTCCTGCTGGTGCTGGTATTGGTTCAACAGACGTTTTGGTTACAGCTACATTGACCCCAACAGTTGCTACGGCTACTGCAGGTACAGTTCAGTACACCATTGTTTACGCAGTTAAGAACTCTGACGGCGCTCCTGCTCCTACAGCTTTCCAAAATTAATCTTACGGGCTAGGGTAAACCCCTAGCCTACTTAACATTTTAGGAGATTAATTATGATGCAAACTGACGTAAAAGCCACGCACTTAGATGCAAGCGGTGTTATTTATGCGGGTCCAACTCGTGTAAAAGGGTATCAAATAGGTCCTGGTGGCACAGCTGGTGAAATAGATTTTTACGATAACGCAAGTGCTGGAAGTGGTACAAACCGTTTAAGACTTAATATCACTACCAATACTGCTTGTATTGCCACACTTGTTCCTGGCGAAGGTATTAAGTTTGATAATGGTGTATACGTAACATTACCTGCTAACGCACACATTACTGTTTTTTACGGATAAAAAATGTCAGAACAAATGCAAGCTCAAGCTTCATTTAGTCTAGTAGGTAGGAAGATCATGCTTGGTCTTCCCGCTTATGACTTTAAAGTTTCAGTAAAGCTGGCTATTGCTTTAGCCCAGTTTTGCGTAGAGGCACCTAAACACGGGGTTGATATTCAGATCTGCAATATTTCTGGGTGCTCCGTTGTTTCTCGTGTCCGCAATTTGATTGTTAAAGATTTCTTGGCATCAGACTGCACCGATCTAATGTTCATCGACTCCGATATTAACTTCAATGCCTCAGACATTTTCCGTCTTATGGCATGGAATACAGACCCTAAAAAGGGTATCGTAGGCGGTGTTCCAACAGCCCGCAAAAAAGGCAGTATCTACATCTCTACATTAGAGCAAGATGCTGATGGCGGTATCTACATGAATGCTTATGGTCTAGTTAAGGCTAAACGCATTGCTACAGCGTTTATGTTGATTCGTAGGGATGTACTAGAGACTCTCCGTGATAACCACCCAGAGTGGCAATACCATGACGATAGAGTTGAGAATGGTCATCCAGATAAAATTTGCTATTCGTTCTTTGATTTCAAGTCAACACCAGAAGGCTATGTAGGTGAAGATTACACATTCTGTGATCGTGCTACTGAGCATGGTTTTGAAGTCTGGATTGACCCAACTATTAAGCTTGGACACATGGGCATTACCGAATTTGAAGGTTCCTTTGGGGAAGAGTTTTTATACCCATTGCTCCGCCCTGTAGAGTCTAAAAAGGATGCTGCGTAATGGCTACTAAAAAAACTCCATCTCTTGCAGTAGGTCGTGGTGAGAAATTACCAGTATCTAAAGGTGCAGGGCTTACAGCTAAAGGTCGTGCCAAGTATAATGCTGCTACAGGTAGCAATTTAAAAGCCCCACAACCCCAAGGCGGCGCTCGTAAGAAATCATTCTGCGCACGTATGTCTGGGATGCCTGGCCCAATGAAAGACGAGAATGGCAAGCCAACTCGTAAAGCAGCTAGCTTAAAACGCTGGAAGTGTGGAACAAAATGATTCTTGACGACCAAACCCGTTCAGAGCTAGTACAGTTAGTTAAACATGCTGTATCTGAAGCTGTTGAAGCCCACCCATTAAGCCCAGACGAAGTACACTGGGTACGTATGGCGATTGAAGCTGAAGCTAATAAAGCGGCGTTTCGTAAGGCTGTAATAGAGAAAACTTTTGTTGGTTTAATTAGCGCAGCTGCCTTAGCTGGTGGTGCATGGGTAGTAGATTTTTTTATGAGTCACTGGAAATAAGATGCCTAGTACATCAAAGAAGCAACATAATTTTATGGCAGCAGTTGCCAAAAACCCAGCTTTTGCTAAAAAGGTTGGAATCAAACCCTCAGTTGGTGAGGATTTTTTAAAGGCCGATAAAGGTCGTAAATTTGGGAGTGGTGGCATGGCTAAGAGCGACATGAAAGAAGATATGAAGATGGATAAAGCCCAAGATAAGGCTATGGTTAAAAAGGCTGTTGGTATGCACGACAAGCAACTGCACGCTGGTAAAAAGACTAACCTATCTACACTTAAAAAAGGTGGATGTGTAAAGATGGCTCGTGGCGGTGGTATTGAGACTAAGGGTAAAACCAAAGGCACATTTATCAAGATGAAGGGCTGCTAATCATGGGAAAACCATTACAACGAGACGAAGATGGCAACATCATGAATGATGACGTAACCAAAGAAAATCAAAAGGGTTATGAAAACTATGAAGCTGA